GCCCGACGAGGGGATCGTTGACGCCCGTGATCGTCTGCATGGCGTTGAGTGCCAGAGCCATGACCTGCGGGTGAATCGTCGGAGCCGGCGGCGGAGAAATGGGGATCACCTCGGAGCCGGGGGTCTTGATGATGACCTCCCCGGGCCGGTCGTTGATCGACGTCTCCTTGATGCCTGCGTGCTTGTCGGCAATCCACTTCGGGTTGCCCATCAGGTTCATAATCTCGTGGTAGCGAGACAGCGCCCGGTTGTGCATCGTCTGGAGTGGGCGAAGGTGCTTGATGTAGCCGTCAGCCCAGAAGCGACCCGGGATCTTGACCGCCGGGAAGTGCACGTAGGGGAAGCGCCCACCGTAGGGGTTGGCCCTCTCGTCAAGCGTTCGTCCGTTGGCAACGGTGACGACTCGCCCCTCCGGGTGCTTCTTCGTCGGCCTCTCCCACCACTCGTACAGCCTGACCTGGGACTTGGCGTCCTCGGATGCTGACGTACTCGTTCCGCTGCCGAAGCGAAGCGACTGCTCGTAGTTGTAGAACTCCTCGGCGGAGACGTCGGGCGCCACGTTGGACACCTTGGCCCCAAACTTCTCCTTGAGCACGTCCACATGGACGTAGGTCTCTTGGCACACCCAGCGGGCGTCCTCCAGCCGAGAGGCCGAGGGGTCGACCATCATCTGGAAGGGCGACACCACCCGGATCTGCACGTCTCCGACGTTGACGACCTGCATCTGCGGGTCAGGCTCGTCGGTCATGCCTGGGAGGAAGAAGTCGTCCACCTCCGCTTCGGCCCTCTCCTCGCCGGGGGTGTGGGCGTCCTCGGCCTTGGGGGCGTCCTTGGCTCCTGCGGCGTCGCTGCCCAGGGGCAACGGAACCAGCACTCCCTTGCCGGCGGACGAGTCCCAGTCGATGCGCCAGAACGCGTTGCCGGTGGTCAGGGACCAGAGCAGGGCCTCGCCCAACTTGTCCGTGCAGTCGAGGCGGTCCCACTGGTAGGTCAGCAGGGCCTCAAACGCTTCGGCGGCCAGCACGTCGTCGTCGTCCTCGGTGCGGGGCATGGCCGAGTACATGGGGCGGCGCTCGGTGAGCATCGCCTGTTGGCGCATGACCAGAGGGAGGATCTGATTGTCAGTGAGGCGTATGCGCCACGGCAGGACGGGGCGCTGCCGCAGCTTGCCCGCTCCGTGGTCCCACACTGTCCACTGATCGCCACGGTAGAAGGCGATTCCCTCCCACCACTCCCAGAGGAATTGCTGGAGAATGTCCTTCGTCTCGGAGACGAGAGACAGGACCTCCGCTGCCGTGTCGTCCTTCCCTCCGACACTCTTGAACGGGAGGATTCCAGCCATCAGTGCTGCCTAGCCGTCTGCTTCTGGTTCCACGACATGACGTGCTTCGGATTGTTTGGATCCAAGCCGCACTCCTCCATCATCACTCTGGCGAGTGCTTCCTCCGTGTCGTGGTATCCGGCGGCCGTGTGCTCTTTGATGCGAGACTCAAGGATGGTCTGTGCGCCGGTATGTGCCGACTCGCTGACCTTGCTCGCCTCTCGCACGGCGTCGGCTTTCGCCACCTCCATCGCATCCTCCGCCCTGATGCGGTCGATTACGCCGTGCATGAACTCGTTGGCCTGCCCTCGCTCCACGCGCGCCTCCCCCGTCACCCGCCAAACCACGAAGGAGAGGCAGGCGGCGAGGAAGGAGCAGACGGCAGCGATCGCGTAGAACGCTGCAACTGGTACGCCGTGGTCGACCGCTCTAGCTTGCGCTGGACGGAATCGAGGACGCCTTCTTCACCTTGGCCGCCATGTTGGCCTTGGAGCCGCCGCCGACAGACGAGTCGGTGGTAGCCATCTTCTTCTGCACAGGATCGTTTCCAGAGTCCTTGGCCGGGAACATCCGACCACCCTTGCCCTTGCCCATGTCGCTACTCCTAGTAGTTCTCTCCGAGAGTGGGATGAACGTCCCCCCCTCTGCCAATTTCAGCAAGAAAGGCGAAGTCGTTAGGAGCGACGCCCTTTTCGTTGTCGACAGTCTTGGAGGCGACAATGCCACCAAGTCCGCCTTCTATTACACCGCCAACGAGAGCGATGCCAAGTGATGTGATTCTGTCGTCGTAGGAATGGGGGCCGCCGGAGGGCTGTTCCTTCGCCCTTCCGGTAGCACCCGTGACCAACACCCACTCCTGCATTTCCCGCACAGTTGCTAGGTCATTGATCACAAGGTCGTTCTTTCGGATGGCGGATTTCAGGGCCGCCACCATCTGTGCGCGGGACTTGGACGACATCTTCCAACCCCACACCGGCTGTGGCTTCTTCGACACACCGTCGAACGACATGCGCTGATACAGGTCCCAATACCCGAGATCCTGCACCTTGGTCAGCGTGTGAATCCCGGGCCCGTCGACCTCGATGACCAGCAGGGCGTCGTTGTAGTGGCGAGCCAGCCCGTAGATCAGCAGCCCCATCTGGTCCGGGTCGAGCCTGCCGTGGGCGATGGCGACCTGTTCCCAGGATTGCTTGTCGATGACCTGGGCGCAGGCGAAGTCACCCGCCGGCTTGCCGTAGCAAAGGTCTACGCCGATGACGTACTGGCGACCCGGGATGGGGTTTTCGTACAGGGAGACAGGGCCGTCCTCGTCCCTTCTCCACGCCCAGGCCACGTCGTCGTTGACGAAGGAGTTGGGGTCCACGTCGTAGTCGCCACGGGTCGGGGGCTTGACCTTCGCCCTGCCGATGCACTGGTCCTCGTAGTTGGCGAGCGACCCCATGTCGAACACCTTGCGCCCGCTGGAGACGAACGCCTCCGTGGGGGTGGAGGGGTACTCCTGATGGAACATGTGGACGTCCCCGTCACACTTGTCCGCCATCGTCTCGCGTCGCCACTGGATCTGATTCGGGGTGGCCCCGAAGTTGTCAGCCAGTGACTTCTCCTCCTTGTCGTAGCCGCGCTTGAACCTTCCAAGAGCAGCCTTGTCGTCGGAGGCGAAGGGGAGGTCTTTGACGTACTCCGGGTGCTCCAGCCACGACAGGAACACAGGGACGTAGCCCGAGTGGGAGGCGTGTGGGTCGGTCTGCTTCCACTCCATGCCGCCCTCGGGGCGAGGCACCATGTCCCACCCCGCAGCGGAGCGTCGCCAGAAGTCGTGGAACCAGTTGCCGACGCCGTTGGCGGTGGACTCCACGAACACCCAGGAATGGTTCACGTCGGGCACACCCTGGCTGACACCTCCCCAGAACCTCTCCGGCTCCGCCCAGAACGCAGCTTCGGAGGCGTGTACTCCGTGGTAGGTGGCCGATCTGCCCTTCCCGCTCGACTTCTTGGACGAGCCTCCCAGCGCAGCGGTCTTGACGACGAGCCGGCTACCAAGGCCCGGGTTGGCCTTGCGGTCGTTGATCTTCGGGTTGTCGAATACGATTTCGCCCTGATTGAACTTTTCCGTCATTGGGCGAATCGAGTCAGGCAGCGCCTCGTAGTACAGGCGGAACATGCCGTAGATGTTGTTCACCGCTTCTTCTTCGTGGGCGACGATCAGCGACGTGGCGTCACGAAAGAAGGCGGTCCTCCAGAACAGCATCCCCTCGGACAGCGTGGAGATGCCCATCTGCCGGGCCTTGAGGATGACGATCCGCACGGGCTTGCCGGTGGCGTACTGCTTGAGGGCCGCCGTGTAGAGTTTCTTTTGCGCCGGGGTCCACTGGTTGAACTTGCGGCGCCCGCCTGCCTTGGTGCGGATCTGCATGAACTCATGCAGGAGGAAGGCGGGGTTGTCTTTGCACAGGGTGTAGACGGACTCCAGCACCCTGCGTTGGTCGTCGGCACTCCACGGATGGGTGCCGTCAGGGTTGGCCTCGGCGCGAAACTCCTCCCAAAGTTTCCACCGCTTGTAGGAGTTCGTCCCGATGTACCAGGGCAGTCCTGGCAGGACGACTTCCACCTACCGACGCCCGATCATGTCCTCGGGGCGAATCCGCACGTTGCGCGGCTTGTCCCGACCGGCCTTCTTGAGCAGGGCCCACTCGACCCGAAGGCGTGCAGGGCCCGTGGCGAACGTCCCTCTCGACTGTGCGTCAGCGATGGTGGACGACGGCACCGCGTCCTTGTCCGCAAACTTGGTGCGGTGGTGGACGGGTTCCCCCGAGACGTACTTGCTGCGCCGCCCCTGTGGCCTGCCGATGAGGTCGCGTTCCTTCACTCCTCCCCCTTCTTCTTCTTCTTCTTGGGCGCAGCCTTCTTCTTGGCCTTCTTGACCTTGGCCGGCTTGAGAGTGCCGTCCTTGGCTCGATCGAATCGACGCTGGCCCATTAGGTTGTGAAGTTGGTGCGCGCCTCGGAGCAGGCGATCGAGTCAATGGTAAGCGACTGGTCGTCGTCGTCGCCGTCGTCGCTTTCAACACGCACCAACCAGTGCCAGTCCGACTTGTTTCCGGTGATGGCCCCGACCGCAGAGCGGGTCTCGGTATCCCCGACCTTGGCGACAACCGTACCGTTCGTGAGGATCTGCACGGAGAAGTCGGTCTGCGCCACCGTGGCGGCTACGCCCGTGTCGACAGTGACGATGGCAGCGCCGGTGATGCGAGTCCGCAGCCGCCAGTTGGGGCTGTTGGCGATGTTGAACTCCAGATAGGCCCAGTCTTGGTCGGCAATCGGCGTCGCCGTGCTCGCAACGGCGGCCGTGTCTCCCCAGCCGATCTGCACGTTGTTCAGCACTCCGACGGTCACGCTCTCCAGGGCGAGACGGGTGGACATCTTCGGGTGCCGTCGCCCGGTCCACGTCGCGGCCGAGTACAGAACGAGGGCGTCGTCGTCGGCAGGGCAGTCCAGAACAGCATGGGACGCCCCGTCCAG